TCAGACCTCCTGCGGAAAGGCAAAGCGCGCCACGATGCGTCTTTGCCAGGGAGCGCTAAGCGCGCTTTCGATTACGCCATGCCCGGAATAGGCATGGATAAAGGCAGCTTGGGCACCGATGCGCGACTGCAGGCCAAGGTGTTTGGCGACCGAACCGTCGCGCATCCGAAACAGCAGCACATCGCCCTCTGCGGCCTGCGCCAGCGGTTTGGGCGTAAAGTGCCGGTGCCCCGCGCGCAAAAGCGCCTCGTCACCCTGCGGTTCGGACCAGTCCATGGAATAGGCCGGGATCGGTTCGGGTTCGCAGCCGTAAAGTTCGCGCCAGATCCCGCGCAGTAGACCAAGGCAATCACATCCCGCGCCACGGCAAGAGGCCTGATGCACGTAAGGCGTGCCGATCCAGCTACGAGCCCGGGTGATGATGCGTTCGCCCGCCGTCATCTGCGGCTGCCGCTGTCGGTGGCGCTGACACGACTGGGGGTAGCCATCTGCCAGTCATCTTCGGGAAGATCCGGAAAGCCTTGGAAATTCAAAACATTGTGGAATTTTTTTCGGCAGGTATCGAACCGTTTGTCGCAGCCGGCTTCCAACCGTACGAGATCGCCTGCCACAAGATCGGCACGCAGCGGTTCCCAGAGTTCGATACGGCGCTGGCCGTCTTTGACGTGGTCCCGCTTGATCGGGCTGCTCAGCCCCTGGGCGGTACCGCTTTGCACCATAACGCGCCCACGCAGGAACCAGTCTGGCGAAAATTCTTCGAGCAGATCAAAGATCAGCGTGGTCTTGCCCTCGACCGCCACGACAGCACCCGCATGAAAATATCCAGGGTCGGCCAAATCCAGACCGCAGGAGGAATCGCCCAGAACAGCGGTGCAGGGTTTCTGGAAAACCCGGCCATTGGGACGGTTGAGGGCCTCGGATAGACCGCGCAGTTCCGCCTGAAACGCGCCGCCAGAGCGGCGGATTTCACCAATCGTGCCGCGAAACTGGATCTCGCGTTGCGCCACGTCCGCCCAGTTGACCAGCCAGGCGACCACCTCGGCGTTGTCATATCGCCCGGCAGCAATGTCTGCCTCGGTGATGGCATCGGCGCACAGGGCACCCATGGCTTCGGTATTGTCCACCGACAGGCCTGTGCCCTGCTCAAGCGCCATGGCCGAGAGGCCCGTATCCGCGCGAAAGGTCAGCCCGTCGAAGGCCAGATCGACGTCGTGATCGGTAAAGCCGAACTTTGCCCCGTCGGTGCGAGATACCGACCAAGCGCGCGCGACCGTGGTCAGACCACTGGCAAGATGTGCCGCGAATTCAGGTGAAAGCGCCATCAGATCCGCACCTCGACCACCGGCACATCCGGCACCTCGCCAGCCTGAAAGCTGGCCACGCTGGTCAGGATCCGATCAGCATCGAACCGCACGGGCACGTCGAATTCATAGCCTGCGCTGATTTCGGCACCGAACTGCGGCGGTACAGTAAAAGTGACGACACCCGACGCGGGATCGACGGTGAAATCCGTACCTTCAGTCTGAGCAAGCCCCTGAATGGCGGTTCGCACTGTCCCGGCGACCGGCTTTTTGATCGGGCGTTCATAGCTGCTGGCCCCCGACTGGTAGGTCTTGGTCAGTTGAAAACTGGAGGTGGCACCATCGCCGATGGCGATAATCTGGTCGTCAGGGCTCGGCGTGGAGGAGGGTACGCAGGATTTATAATCCGCCCAGTCCTTCCAGCGAAAACCGAAGAGTTGCCCGCGTCGTGCCTCGAAAAAGGCAGTCAGCATCGCGATATCGTCAAGGGATCGCAGGCCCATTCCGGCGTCGTAGCGGCGGCGGGAATGCGCCCAGGGCGTGTTGCGTTCCTCGTGCCCGCTGGCGAGCGTTACGACGTCAGTACGCCGCTCGGGTCCACCGACAGACCCAAAGCTGAGGGTTGCCGGAAATCGTATCTCGTGAAAGCTCATTTGAAGCACTCCCTTAGCGATTGCGCTGGCCACGGCCCAAAGCGCGACCCATCTGGGCGGCGATCTGGCTCTGACTGCGCTTGAAACCCTGCGCGTCCGGGGTCGAGATGTTCATCACCACCGTGACAGGCGCACTGCCGCCCCCGGCGCGGACGCCCAGCTTGCCATCCGGGCCGCGCGCCAAGGGCATGATCGCCTCGGGTCCCGCCTCGCCCATCAGGCCCATGCCGCCGCGCATGGGAAAATGCGTCGCACCCGACACGACACCGCCGGTCGCAAATGGCATCACCCGGCCTTGGGAAAAGCTCGCGCCATTCGCAAAAGGCGACAGGCCCCCGGCAAGACTGCCCAGACCCGCTGTAATCATGCCGCTGAAGTGATCCGTCACCGGTTTCACGGCAGCCCGATAGGCGGCCGTGATCATGCCATTGGCAACGGTCTGCAAAGCACCGGACAGCTTCATCCCGTCCAGCACGACACCGTCGATTGCCTTGGAAAGGCCACGGCTCAGCGTTGTCTCAAATCGACCAGCGCTGCGGCCCGTATCCGCAAAGGTCTGGTGTATCCGGATCATTTCGGCGTTGAACCCCGCCGCCATGCCGCCTGCCCCCTGTAGCGAGGTTTCCAGGGCATCCAGCTGCTCTTCCAACGTCTCTCTATCACTCATCGTTCGATCCTCTTTTGTCCGGGTAAGCGGCGGCCAGTTCTTCCAGCCGCGCCCGCCCCATGGGCTCAGAACCCGTGCTGTCACCCAGCAGCACCTGCAATTCCGCTGGCGTCAGCGCCCAGAACTGATCGGGTGTCAAACCGAGACCGCGCAGGCCCGCACGCAACAATGCAGCCCAGTCAAAGGGCCGGGATTCAGCCATTTCCGGCTGCTTCTGTTGGCAACATGAACGCTCGGGCCAGCAACTCCGCGGCCCCCCGCGCCGCCGCCATCGGCCCGCCTTCGATCTCTGCTGCCATCAGGTCGGCAGCGCGGCCCTGCCAGCCGCCGCCCCTCAGGCCCGCCACAATCAGCGCCAGGACATCACGCGTTGTGAAATTTCCGGCCTCAAACCGCTCGACCAGAGCCACGAGTGACTTGCTTTCCAGCCCGGCCTCAAGCTCGGCCAACGCCCCGAGGGTCAGCCGCATGACATGCGGGGTCCCGTCAATGACAATCCCCACCTCTCCCCTCCATGGATTGGCCATGGCTCAGACCACCGCTACAAAGCTGAGGCTACCGGCCGATGCGAGCGACATCTCATAAGTCGCCTCGCCGTTGTGCGACCCGGCATATTCCAGGCTTGTCACCTGAAATGCACCCTCGACGACGCCGAAATCCGGGATCACGACCTGAAAATTCGGAGTTTCGCCATCAAAGAAGATCTGCCGGGCGCGTTCGTCCGTGCTCGCATCCTTGAAAACACCCGAACCCGAGATGGCGGCCGTCTTGACCCCGGCTCCGGCGAGCAGTTCGCGCCAGCCTCCCTGGCTTTCCAATGATGTCACATCCACCGTATCGGCGTTGAAACTCACCCGCGTCGCCCGCAGGCCGGCGATTGTCTGGAACTGACCGTTACCGGTCAGATCCACCTTGATCAGAAGATCCTTGCCATTCTGGGCACCCATATCCGTCACTCCTTTTTACTGAATTGGTTGGCCGGGGCTCACCCCGCCATCTATGCAAGAACGTTCCGACGCCGCCGATCACGCATCTTCGACACGTGCGCGAAAGGTCATTTCGACACGGCGCAATCCGCCGCTTTGCCTTCGTGCCTGTGCGCGCGAAAAACGCATGCTGACCAGTCGCCCCCGGGAAAGCGTCAAATCAGCGTCATGAAGCGCATCGCTGATTGCCACCCCGACCTCTTTGGCCGCGTGGAAACCTGACTGATCAGTGACCACCGCAACAATCAGGTCGTGCCACGCACCACTGCCGGACACATCAGAGGCGTCGCGCACCTTTTCCGATCCCAAGGTCACGTAAAGCGCTGGCAACTCACCCGATGGAAACGAGTCAAAGATATTGCTGCCCACCTGAGCGTAGACAGCGACGTCGGCGAGCAGATGTTGATAGACTGCCGCCTGCAATGCTGCTGAATTCGCATAACTCATACCGCCAGCTCCTCTTCCGCAAGGCAGGTCAGGTAACGGCCCCGGACATCGGCTTCGGTCACGGCCAGAATGCGAAACCTGCGTGCGCCCAAAAGCATGCGCTGCCCCGGAACGGGACGTTTAGACTGCCCGGGCGGCGCGTCCCGTACCGTGATCCGATAGCTCGCAGTGGACAGAGGGCCAGCCGCACCCGTCGTTTCACGGCCTGAACGCGGTTTCAGTTCACCCCAGAGCGTTCCCAGAACAATCCAGCTGGCAATCTGGCCACCCGCACCGTCCGATGCAGACACAGATGCTTCGAGCACCAGCCTGCGGTTCAGGTTCGGCGGCTTCATGAGCTGAACCCGATCCGCATCGGGCAATATCGCGCAATCAGACTGGTCACGCCAAACGGCATGCAGCCCTGGCTCAGCCCGACATCGTTGCGGTATTCGTCATAGTGCCCGGCCAGCATCAGCACCGCCTGAGCCATGTCCGCCGGAAGGTCCTGAAACGTTGGCGCGAGACCCCCGGAAAAACGGATCACAGCCATCCCGTCATTGGGAATCGTGGGAAAACAGCCAGAGCGCATTCGCAAGCATGGAACATGGGTATCAAGTTCGAGACGATAACGCATCGGATCCAAAATCTGCGACGTGCCCTGCTCTGATATGATGTTCAACTGCTCCAGATCCGTATCCGGCAGGATCGGTCGACACAGGCTGACCTGACCCACCGCAAGCACCGGTGCCACCGGCAGCGGCTGTCGGTCCACGCTGGCCCATTCTGTCAGGAGCAACTGAAAGCTACGCTGCAACAGTACCTTTCCGGTTCGCGCCTCGATTGCAGCCATTGCCGCGCGAAGGAATGAGGCCAGCAATTCATCCTGGGAACCATCTTCAGCAAAGCCTGTGCCCATCCGCATGTGCCGCTTCAATGCATCGACAGGCAGTGCCGCGTCGGGCAAAGAAGTCTCTTCAATTAACATCATGATCTTTCTCCGCATACCTCTCAGGTCCCCCCCCGGAACCGGAGGAAAGGTGGGCGCGCACCACTCACGTTGCTCGGACGGAGGGGAGCAGCTAGACAACGCAAGCTCTCTCACGGATGCGCGCCCCATGTGACCGGACCTTTCGGCCCGATCACATGTTCAGGCGATCAGGCTCAGGCTACGGCGCACCGCAGCAGCTTGATCGCGGCAAAGTCGCTGACATCCCCGCCCACACGCTTGGTCGCGTAGAACAGGACGTGCGGCTTTGCACTGAAGGGGTCGCGCAGAACACGCAGGTCGGGGCGTTCCGCGATGGTGTAGCCGACCGAGAAGTCTCCGAAGGCGATGGGGAAGCTGTTGCTTTCGATCTCTGGCATGTCTTCTGCGATCAGCACTGGGTAACCCAGCAGGCGCGCAGGCTCTCCGGCGCTGAACCCATCCGACCACAGGTGCCGCCCGTCACCGTCCTTCAGCTTGCGCAGACTTCCGGCCGTCTTGGAGTTCATCACGAAACTCGCACCGGCGCGGTACTGTGCCCCGAGGCTATAGACGAGGTCGATGATCGCATCGCCATCGCCGATGCCGCCCGCGGTGCCGGTGGGCACATAGCCCAGATTGCCCCACGTCCAGACGTCATTGTCAACCGTGGCGTGGCTCAAAAAACCGCGGGGCTTGTCGATCCCATCGCCCGCCACAAAGGCTGCCGCTTCTGATCGCGCAAACTTGTCGGCAATCCGGCCCGCCAGCCAGGCCTCGATATCAAAGGCGGAATCATCCAGAAGACGCTGGCTTGCCTTCGGCAACGCATTGAGCTCGAACAGCGGGATCGAAATGCGCTCGATCTGAGGCGTCCCGGTTTCGGTGGTCGAAGAAGTCTCGTTCGCCCAGCCGGCACCGGCATCGTTGCGGTCGATCAACACATCAAAGGACGACGCTTCGACATTGACCACATTGGCAATTGCCCGGATTGATGCGGTTGACGCCAGCACTGATTTCACCGTCTCCGAGGTCGCCGGATCGACCAGATAGCCGCCGTCGCTGTTTACGGCGGTCGACATCGCCTTACTCTCGATCTCAAGGCCGCGCAGCCCGTCATCGTCACCCGAACGCAGATAGGCATTGAACGCCTTCTGGTGCGGTGCCGACACGTCGGCAGAGGAGGCCAGCGCAGGGCGGGCAGAACGGAGGGATTTTCGATCAAGCATGGTCAGTCGCTCTTCCTGTTGTTGAAGTCTTCCGTAAAGTTCGGTTTTCAAACCTTTGATATCCCCGATAAGTCCCGTGATTGCGGCGCTTACCCGGGTGGCCGAGGACAGATCTTCCCCGGTCCGAGAATTGGTCTCGGCTGTTGTCATCTCAGTGTTGTCCTTTGCTAAAAGGCTGGCGTCAGGTGCCGGCCATTTCCCGGCGCGCACCTTCGAGCGCGATCGCCAACTTGCACAGGGCGGCGTCGTTCAGGGTCTCCCCTTTGGATGCTACCCGGGCACTGGGAAGCATCGGGAAGGTCACCAGCGACACCTCCCAAAGCTCCAGTTCGGTCAAGAGCCGTTGGCCCTTGTCATTTTTCGCGGCCCGCACGGTCCGATACCCGATCGAAAGACCATCGATCGCCCCTGCCGCGATCAACGCCGCGGCCTCGCGGCCCTTTTCGACGCTGTCCAGCAGTCGACCTTTGACGTAAAGGCCGCGCGAATCTTCGTGTACCTCGTCCCAGATCCCGATCGGCTGAGCCGGATCGTGCTGCCAAAGCATCTTCACCGCCCGTCCTTCGCTCTTGAGCCGTTTCAGTGAAGAGAGATAAGCCCCAGCCGCCACAACGTCATTGCCCTGATCACAAGCACCGAACAGCGACGCGTAGCCTTCGATCTTAGTTCCCTCGATCACCGTCACCTCAGCGTCGAAGCGACAGAATTTGTGTTCCAGATCCATGACCCAGCCTTTCCAGCTCTGATGCCCAAAACTTTCTCAAAGTTCTGGCCGATGTTTCGATAAAATCTTGCCTGTCAGGGGACCGCATCAAGCAAACCCTGAAAGGCCTGCGCCATGATCACGCCCACCACGCCGTAAACCGTCAGCCACAACCGCCGCTCCAGCCGCTCCATGATTACGGCAATGCGGTCCAGCCGCGCGTTCAACGTTTCGTAATGTAGCGCCGACAATCTCTCATGCGCCTCAAGACGGAGCCCCGGGGCACAGTCGAACGACTCGAACCCGACCCGACGCTCAGACATCCTGCGCCTCGTCCAATGCCGGAAGCCCCAGAAGCCTGCGTTTCTCTGCCGACGTCAGGAAGTCGGCACCTGAGACACGCGCCCATTGCGCATCGCGTTCTGACGACAAGGCGGGGACCTGATCCAGATCCGGCTTCAACTCGAAATCCTCTCCGGCATAGGCCGACAGCCAGGCCGAAACAGACGCTGCCACCCGTGTCGCCAGTGGCAGCACCGTCAGACGATAGAACGCCCTGTGCGCCTCTTGATAATTGGCGAACGTCGCCTCACCAGGAATCCCCAGCAGCATCGGAGGCACGCCAAAGGCCACGGCAATTTCTCGGGCTGCGGCTTCCTTGGTCTTTTGGAACTCCATGTCGGCGGGCGAAAACCCCATCGGCTTCCAATCAAGGCCGCCCTCGAGCAACATCGGCCGCCCCGCATTGCGCGCCCCCTGATGATGGGTCTCCATCTCAGATACCAACCGTTCGTACTGATCCCGGCTCATGGCACCGGCCCCGTCCGTCGACTTGTAGACAATGGCGCCAGACGGACGTGCCGCATTGTCCAGCAAACCCTTGGACCAGCGGCTGGCTGAATTATGCACATCCAGCGCCGAGGCCGCCGCCTGCATCGGCGAAAGACCATAGTGGTCATCCTGCGGGTGAAAGCTTTTGATGTGGCAAATGGGCGAGGTCTCACCAGTCACATCGAACCGGTGTTTGCGGCCACCCACCGCATATTCGTAGGCCACCGGCCAACCGTCCGACCCAGGCACCAGCCGCATCCGGTCGCTGCGCAGCACGTGTAGTTCCAGAGGGACCTGCTGATCCCCCATCACCGCCTCAAGATAGCCATCCCCGGACAACAGCAGCTGACCGTACAATGCCTCGAACAGTTCGGCCCGTCCCTGCGCCCCATTCGGGTGGCGCACCAGCGACATCACCGGATGATCCTCATAGCGACGCTGGCGATCCTGCAGAACCAGCGGCAACGCTGCCGCTGCTTCGGCGATCAGCTTGACCGCTCGAAATCCCACCGGATTGCCGACAAAGCCCGTTCGGGTCAGCGTTACAGTATCACGCGGGCTCCAGGCCACGCGTCCGGCGCTCAGATGCGCCACCACTGGCCCGGTTGCGCTTGCCTTCACCTCCGGCACATCTGCCTCGGCGCTACGTCGCAGGAATTGAAAGACCATTCGTGTCGCTCCTCAGGTTCCGGTGTCCTCGGGGCACACATTCGCCCCGCCGGGGCCATCACAGGCCCCCGCCCGATCCACATACTCTCTTGGTGAAATGCCCTGTTCGGGCTGTATGACAGGTCTAGCTGCCAACCTCTGAAATCAAGTTAAATTCAGTTAGTTAACAACGATTTATCATAGCGTACGCACCTGCGGCCGGCGCCAACTTGCCGCCGGCACAATCAGAAGATCGCTCAGTGCCCAGACCAACGCATCAACCCGATCAGGGCTACCCTTGCCAGCATAACCCTGCTGACTCATACGGCACATCTGGTCCTCAAGCAGCCCCAGGCCGCGCAAATGTCCGACCCGCCCCTGCTCGTAAAGCGCGGCAACTGGTTCGGCACGTGCGACCTTGCCCTTGGCCGCATGCACCTTCGTCACCGGAAGCATGGCATCCACCTGCCGCAGAACGGTCTCGACCATATCGCCGCCTTGGTTGACCTCAGCCACGAGGCGATCCGCCCCCCATTTTTCCATGGCCCGCACCGCTGCATGGGCCCAGCCCAGTGGCCCCACCCCCTGCACACTACAATCATCAAGCACGACGGCCCGCCAATCCTGCGGCGGCCCGTTCGTCTGTGCGCCGACCACGATGATCCCACACTCATCCGACCCCACCTTGCCCGTTACAGGCGGGTCAACGGCCACGACGATACGGTCGAACTCGGGCAAATCCTCCACACGCAGCGCCTCCAGGCTCGCGCGCGTCCACATCGCACCCTCGACATCCTCCATCAGTATGCCGTCCAGTTCCTGCCGGCCCAGACGTGTACCGTCATAGCGCGCGCGCACCTCTTCCATAAAGGACTCCGCCAGATTGGCTTTGTTCGCTTCGGTGCTGGCACGGGTCACCACTGTCGATGGCGATGCAAGAAGCGCCTTTAGTACACCGACATTTCGTGGTGTCGTCGTCGCGCAAACCTGGGGGCTTTCCCCCAGTCGCAGACCGAATTGCAGCATGTCCCAGGTGTCCTGCCCCTTTTTCCACTTGGCCAGTTCGTCCACCCATGCCGCATCAAACTGCGGTCCGCGCAGAGCTTCAGGATCATGCGCCGAAAACGCCATTGCTTCGGCACCATTCGGCCAGCGCAGTGTCTTGCGGGTTGCTGACCAGACCGGGCGCCGATCCGGAGGTGAACACGCCAGAATTCCGCTCTCGCCAAAAATCATGACTTCGCGCACCTGGGCCAGCGTTTCGCCAACCAGTGCCACGCGTTTGCAACGCCCGGCATCCAGAGGCCGCGACCCTTCGACTTGCGCGCGCACCCATTCGGCTCCGGCGCGGGTTTTACCCGCGCCACGTCCGCCCAGGATGACCCAGGACCGCCAGTCGCCTTCTGGCGAAAGTTGATGGTCCATCGCCCAGAACTCGAACAGAAAGGGAAGAGCCAGCAGCTCTCCCTCGCTTAATTCGGATATGAACTCATCCCTCACCGCAGCATCTGCGGAGGCGAGCCAGGCGGCACCCGACCTCAGATCGTGCAGTTTCAAGGTCAAGCCCGTAGTCAT